ATTTCTCGATGATCCCGCCAGCCTCGGATAAGAACTCCCAGAACTGTGGATCGCGGCACAGCATCCCAGAGATACGCACCATGTCTTTAGCTAACTCTTGCTCTCTGTTCATCGGGCGCTCGTCTTCATTCAACCGCACCATCACGGTCATGTACCTAGCGCCAACATAATCACGAGCAATCTCTTCAGGAATCTCATCTGGGTGTATACGCAGGGTCAGGATGTAGCCGGAGTTATCCTGCTTCAGCCCTACCTTCACCGCTTCGAACTGGCTAGTTTCCATTCTTCTCCATCTATTTAAGTAAAGCATTCAATGGCAATGGCGCCATCTTGTAACCGTTGTGCAAGTTGCCGTTTAGTGGCGGCGATAAGAAGTGAATGTAGAGAGACTCCAACTTATTCAACATATTTTTTTCGCACGGCATAAAAACATACGAGTCAAAAGTTTTGCTTTGTGTGTGAGTAACAATACGACTAAATACATTCGTTGACTGCCCCACGTAAACAATCTTTTTTTTATTCACAAGGAAATAAACACCGCAAGAATTTTCTACAGGAATAGCATAAACAACAATCTCACTTTCCTTCAGTAGTGCATTCGTAGTTAACTTCTTGGCTGCCTTTGCAAACTGTATTTCCTTTTTAAAAGATTCAAGCTCTGCTTTCAGCGCCTGTATCCCGTGCCTTAACTCTTTCGCCTGCTGTTCATATACGGCATCCTCGGCTTTCTTCTTAGCGATGTTTGCTTGGCGGGTTGCAACTGACTTCGCTGCAATCGCTTTGCGTTCCTCTGGCGTTTTGTCTTTCAAGATATATCCTCAACCCTGATTGCATACCTGCCGTTAGCCCGCTTAGTCCAGCCGTGGCACTCAATCCTAATTCCTGCATCCCGCACCAGCGCCACCGTTTCTGACTCTTGTATCTTCCTTATCCGTTTAGCTACGTCTGCCGCTGTTACTTGCACAGCCAGCACTTCATCTTTACGGATAGCTAGGATGTCGCACCAGCCCCAAAGATCCTTCCTCTGCTTCGTCCAAGAGTTCCACTTCTCTACTACCTCGCAGTGGTAGCCCTGCTCCCGAAGGTATTCAAGGCTGCGCTGGGTGGGGGATCGACTGGCTGCCATCAGAAGGGGATGTCTTCGTCACTAACGGGCGGTGATTTGGGCGGCGGTGGGGTATTGACAGATTCTTCCTTCTTCCATGTGTTGACACTTACCCGTATCCATGGCCCGTAGTTACCTTCCATGTTCCAGCCAGATAACTTCACAGGAATATCATCTTGATCTGTCTCATCCAACAATTTACGAAGAAGCTGACGCTCAAACACTACCTCGCCGTAGAAGTCAGGACTCTTCTCGTTGACTTTGTTTTTGCTGTAGTTCAGCTTCCCGCTGTTTGGATACTTATTCATCGAAAGATTCCTTGTAAGTTTTGAATGTCTTTGTCAGCTCTGGATAAGCCATACTGTCACGCTGCTCTACTATCTTGTAGATGTTGGCGTTCGTGCGCCAGACAGTCATTACATCTTCTTTGTTCTGAGCCATGTCCAACGCGAAGACCGTTTGTTCAACCACGACCGCCAGCCAATCGTTCCAGTCTGTGCCTGGTTCCGATGTAACCTTGAGTTGCCACTGAGAATCTCTGCCTTCCATTTTCTTTGGCGGCGGAGTTTCTTGAGCCTTGGGTACTGCCTTAATCGGCTGCGCAACAGGCGCAGATTTCGTTGCTTGGTTTCCATCGTCATCCTCCGTTGCGAGAGAGCAGGCTGCCATCAGCGAATACCTTCTTGCATAGCTCAAAGCACTCCCGTAGCCCTGCGCGTCATGCTTGATTGCTGGCATGAACAAACTGCCAGCCGACAGTTGCTCACCTGACTCGTGAATAAAAGTAGTAGATACCTTCACACCACCATCATGCTCATCTGTCAGTTGCATGAGATAGATGCCATGATTGTTTAGCGCAGTAATCACCGCCTCGATACACGCCGACAGATCCGCATACTTGCTGCGGAAGTGTGGGTTGGTACTAGACTTCAACGCTGGCCCAAATTCCCTCTGCGCTTTTACTAGCGCGGATGCTATTTCTTTCATGTAATCCTCTTAGTAGCAGTTAGTTGTGCAGCTACTGCCGTAGCAGCATGTAGTACAAGTGGTGCAATGGCCTTGATTACAGTAAGTGTTGTATGTGCATGATGCGTAAGCCATAGATGCGGCGCTGATTGCCCAAATAACGATTAGGTATTTCATGACTTCTCCTTTAAATAGATTTGGTATTGATTACAGAATGGCGCTGCTTGACAGAAGCTATCGCATCTCGTCCTGCCGCCTTCTCTTGTTTCTATGTAGTGTGATTCTTTTTGTTGTCCCGCAAATACTGCTGCGTCTTCTTTAATCTCGAAGACTTTCTTAGCGCGCTTTCCACCTTCTTTCATAACAGCATAGGTGGTCTTCTTCTCCCACATTTCCTCCGACGTACACTCAGGCATCTCACCTGAGACTGCTGCAAAGTTGGCCTCGTTGTGCAAAGTAAGTCTGCGGCGCACAAACTCTTCCCGATCCTCATAAGACCACAGAGGAATATCTAAGGTAACGATAGGTGACTGCGGGTAGGTTTCTTTGAGAGCTGCTTCTCTGCGCGACCAATCACGAACGATGCCGATGATCTGCAAACCACTAACCAATCCCTCAGATGTACGCGCTCCAATATCGTGGGCTTGTGTGCGCTCGACTAGCCATGCGTACAGGTTTAACTGGTTTATCCATTCCTGCTTCTCTTGCTGAACTGCCCAGGCTGACGTCACCTTATAATCGGCAATAAGTATTTTGCCGTCTATTATTTTCTGTAAATCTATGGCACCAGAGATAGACCAACCTTCAAAGGTCGTGAACAACCTCTGTTCTACTATGTGGTTATCGTCTTTGCCATGTTCAAGAATGTTGTGGACTGCGCTTCCAAACAGCGACCAGACCATATCGGCTGCGTCTTGCTCGATATCTTCTTGATGTTGGCGGCGAAGTAGAACCAATTGCGGTGGTGACAGTATCTCTGTGACGCTAATCTCGCTGCTACCTTTACTATATGTAGGCCGCTTGATGACGTTAACAAACGTCTCCGGCAGATTGAATTTATTCGTAAGTTTCATATACACCCTCCCTAGATGTAGTGATAGTATAACTAGATGTAGTTCCTGTCAACAGATGTAGCAAATAATTTGTATGTGTTGCATTGATGGAAAGTGGAAACTCTTCCACTAATTTTTAAAGTCGTGTTATTGTTGTAATGGGAAAACCCACTGGCCTTCACTCTCCTTCGTGTGATCTCCCTGTCGGTAGGTTAGTACCACTCGCTTGAGGTTAATCGCCTCTTTGCCCCGCTTCGGCGGGGTTCTTTTCCCAAGACGCATGAGGATTGGCATATACAATTTCGGTCAGTGAGAATGAAGTCGCGCTCTGGTTGCGCAGCCAACGTGTACGGCTCTTAATCCCGAATGAGTGCAACAGTTCGCAACTGTAAACAGTCCTCAGCCGTGTTGGGAAAGCCAGATATGGGAATTCGCGGAATGTTTTGCCAAGGACGGGTGAGTACCAACAACCTGTTATCAAAGTATCACTCCGTTTTCGGAGGGATAGAATCACTTGCATAGATTCTTTTCTTGATTTATTATCTGCGTGTCACTGTGTGCGCAGAGACAAACTACCAAGCCCTCAAGCTTTGGTTCTTTACCCGCAAGGGCGTGCGCACACACGGAGAGCCAAACCTTGAGGGTTTTTTCTTTTCCGGTGACCGTACCTCCCACGTAGTAGAGAGCCTGCATGGGCTGCCATCGAGAATACACTGGTCGAGGTTTCACCTGCCTGCGAACCACGTAGCCTTTTAGCGAGGGACTACACAAGAGAGAGAAGACATGGGTGAGACAACTTCTCTATCGAGCTAATCGCTACCTTCCGGGTTTGCCAGTATTCAGCTTCAGGAATATGGGCATGGATGATTCCCCATCGCGTGTGCTGCGCATTGATGGTGGGCTATCACCCTTGGGTAACCTAGAACTTGGTGATACAATAGATTAGACACAACAGGAACTAACTGGTATAAGGAGAGTGAGATGGGTAAAGAAGGAGAGTGGTTGAAGGATCATTTGCGCGAGTTTGCAGATCGGTTGGAGCAGTCAGTGGTGGAGCGCGAGAGAGAGCGGGCAGCCATCATTTGTCATTATTATCGGGATTGGCAGGACAATCCTGCTGAGAAGATAGCTGAAGCGATACTTGATAGGGGGTAATCATGTATTACGTCAAACGATTTTTAGATTACATTTTTGACTTAATTGGTTACAAGCGGGAGATGCCGCAGCCAGAGCAACCAAGTCAGCCGGTAGTAGTTAAACAGCGCAAGAAGCGAACGCCGTTTTATACCTATGATGACGGGGAGAAGAGCAGCTTCCCATCTACCCTGTCGGATTTATTAGATAGCCTGAAAAAGATGTTTGAAGTAATTCAGTTGCCGACAGTTATGTCATGGATACCGGCGGATGAACGAGTGGCATTTGTCCGGCTGGGGATATATGTTCCCCATCCTTGGGAAATGAGATGGGTAAAGTATGGAAATCCAGTATGCGTGGACAACACAGAAATATTGCCAGCCATGATGGCAGTAGCGTTTCCACATAACGACTCAGAAAAACATTTATGTCCACACATTCTTTTTTGCTTCAAATTAAATAAGCTGCCTTACGGTGTACAGCCATTGAAAGGGCATCCCTACCGAGTTGGCGCGGTGTATAACTTAGACGGCAAATTAATTTGGATGACCATGCACATAGTTATTGATCCTGAAACTGGGGAAATAACCACTTGCAGAGAAGCTAAACAATCCATTGTTGATGTTGGAGATAAACACAGAACCAGATACAACAAAAAATGGAGCGGCGATCCTTCACTTATAGACAGCCATGATCCTGAGAAATATACCAAGGATGAGTACCTACATACCTACAAAGTTACGTTTAAAAGCGTGTTTGACTGGTGGGTTGGTAGGCGTAATGAAAGTTGGAATGTTGCTGTAAAGAAGAACAAACGCAAACTAACTTTTAGTATTGGTCGCACAGAAACTAAACGGTACTTTGCCGACAGAGATAAGACAGTCAACAAGAAAAAGATTATTCATTACGTCACACAACACCAGCGCATGGTTAGAAACAAATCAATCACGATTAAAGAACATCTGCGCGGGCTAGATACATTCTCATGGAATGGATACGACTGCAAAGTAACAGCACCTAAGTTCTCAGATGTTACGTCGGTGATATTCCAAATACCTGGGATTGAGGTAGATGAAACCAATATTGAGAGAGGTGAGTTTGTTGGGGCAAAGAAGTTGGCAGAGATTCTATCTAACAACGAGGAGAGGAGATTCAAATGAAACCACGTAACTACGTAGCCAGAGCGCAGCAATCAGGCGCAGGCAGGCACAACAGTCAACACGCAGCTAGGTTAAAAGAACAAGCCAAGAGAGCGTTACTGCACGAGGTAGAAGCCCTTGAACACAACGACTTACATTCTCATTTTTTTGGAGTTCCTAACGAGCCAGTTCGTGAAATACGCAAACGCTTAGACCCAAAATTAATGTCGCATGAAATACGAGAGATAGACCACGAGGAGGAGTAGAACATGATTCAGTTCAACAGATACAAACTACCTGACGAGACGCACGATTTTCACGGCGCGTTTGTCAACCTAGTAAATACTTTGGCTGCTGAGATCAATGGCGACTGTCACAGATCTATTGGCTTACTAATGTCATTGGCGGAAAGGTTTCCACTTAACAACAGGATACCTGCGGTGGCTGCGCGCATGTTTTACTGGGGCAAAATCAGTTGGTCAACGATAGAAAGAATGATACCTGCCAAGCTGCCCAGTAATTTCTTCTACAAGCAGGAGTTGGTCGGCTGCCTGGGGTTTGAACATTCAGCCCGCAAGTGGCGTATCACAGAGGATCAATGGCGTCTGTATCAAGGATTTGCAGATGAATACGTAGACATTCCTGTTTATGATGAGATGGTTTCATACCGCCCGCGCAACAGTGGATTCTTCAGCACAATCGAGAACATCATAGCAGCGCACATCATCGCTGACTTGGAAGGTAAGCGTTTATCGATAGACTTAAGTGGCAACTGGTGGGGGTACGATGAACCATTTGAAGATATCTTTGATAAAACATTTGAGTTCACTCGGGATGGGGCATTGCCGCAGATTAGCTTTGATGGAATGCGTCATAAATGGATTCATGCTGACGATAAATTGGCGGCTAGTCTGGCTTATTTAAAACAGGATTACTACACAGCCATCGTGGAAGACATTTCAAAGATGGCACGTTCTATAACCAACATGGACTCCGCTGGCGTGATGTTCGTGCGCGGCGGTGACAAGCTACAGACTGAGACTATCCTGCCGCCTATGAAGTTCCTACTTCGTGACCTGAAATGGATGGCGCGTAGGTGTGATGATCGGTACGTTATATCGGATGATAAATACGTAGGAGAATCGGTATCTGCGCTCGATTCATTTGTTGTAGACAAGAGTAACAAAATAAATGGTGGGTATCACCATCACTACGGACGCAAGATTAGCTGCATGAACATCCTTAGCAACTACATGACGATGGTAGAAGCAAAAGAAAACTTTAGCTGCCCATCTGCCAATCTGGTGAATGCTGCGCAATGGAGCCGAAACGATAAAGATAACTACAGCTTTGCTAATCCGGTGTACCGATACCTATTGATATAGAGGTGAGCCATGGAAACATTTGAATACTTAACTTTGCTTGGGGGAATAATGATTGGCATGGGTATGTTGTTGTTCATTATTGCGGCGTGTGTCGCATATTTACTTGGGGAATAAAATGAATATTGGCTTAAATAAAATAAGAATAGACGGCGGGACACAGAGTCGTGTGAAGATAGACGAGCATGTAGTAGCGCAGTATGCAGATGACATGCTGAATGGAGATCAATTCCCGCCAGTCGTTTTGTTTCATGATGGCGTGGACTACTGGCTAGCAGATGGTTTCCACAGATACTTTGCAAACAAACGCATCAACGCGCCAGGTATCAGCGCAGAAGTAAAAGAAGGCAGCGTCAGAGACGCCATCCTGCACGGCATCAAGGCCAACAACAAGCATGGCCTACGTCCTACTAATGAAGACAAGAGCAAAGGCGTCATGACGATGCTGAAGGACATAGAGTGGCAGGACTACAGCAATCGTGACATAGCTGAAATCTGTGGTGTGTCACACACTCTTGTCAATGCCATAAGAAAAGAGCTGGAAGAAGGTAAGCCAAGTGGAAACTCTTCCACAGTTAAAGTAAATTCTAGGATAGCAAAACCTTCTGACCCTGCTGTAGAGTTTAATCAGGGAGAGATTGAACGTGAGACATTACGTGCGGCGGCAGATACTTTGCAGAAAGAGAATGAAGATTTACAGGATAAGCTGACAGTGGCTATGGCTTCCGGCACTGATGATGTAGAGAAAGAAAAAGCACAGTCAATCATTAAAGATTTACGCGCACAGATCAGGCTGTTGGAGATAGAATTAAAAGCTGTCACCACTTCGCGTGACCAATTCCAAAGAGAGAATGCGCAGCTTATGAAGCAGGTAGCTATGCAACAAAAGAGTCTAAAAAAATTAGCGTAATCAAACCCAAGCTAGCGGGTTAGTGCTAGCAGCGAGAGGGATCAATGGCTTTAAATCTTCGCTCTTATCAAGAGCAAACATTAGTAGCTTTGCGTGAAGGATTTGCAAAGGGTAGGAAGGCACAGATACTGTACGCCCCTACAGGTGCAGGTAAAACTGAGATGGCTATCGCTCTGATGGCTGCGACACAAACCAAAGGAAACAAAGCGGCGATGTTATTAGACCGCGTGGTTCTTTGCGACCAGACCAGCAAGCGTCTGGAGAAGTACGACATAGCGCATGGCGTAATGCAGGCAGGCCATTGGCGTTACAGACCCTACGAAAACATACAGGTGTGTTCGGCTCAGACTCTTGAGCGGCGTGGGTCATTTCCAGGTTTGAATCTTCTGATCGTGGACGAGTGCCACCAAACCCGCGAGCAGACAGTCCAGTTCATTAAACACAATCCCAATGTAAGAGTAATAGGTCTGACTGCTACCCCATTTACAAAAGGATTGGGGAAGATATACGACAACGTGGTGTCTGTCGTTACCACTAAACAACTGGTGGATGACAAGGTGTTGGTTCCTCTGCGCGTGTTCATTGCAAAAGAAATCAACATGGAAGGCGCGAAGAAAGTAGCCGGAGAATGGTCAACAGAAGAAACAACCAAGCGCGGCATGGTCATCACAGGTGACGTAGTGGCAGAGTGGATTAAGAAAACCCACGAGATATTCGGTCGGCCTCGCAAGACAATCGTGTTTGCATCAGGCGTGGAGCATGGCGTACACCTAGCCCGCAAGTTCCAAGAGCAGGGGCATAACTTCATCTGCATATCCTACAAAGATGATGACGAGTGGAAGAAGCAGGTTATCGAGGACTTCAGCAAGCCTGACACACAGATTACTGGCTTGATCGCTACGGATATTTTGACCAAAGGGTTCGACGTATCGGATGTGGTGATCGGCGTATCTGCTAGACCATTTAGTAAATCTCTGTCATCGCACATTCAACAAATGGGCAGGGTAATGCGCGGGCATGAGGGTAAAGAGTTTGCGGTGTGGCTAGACCATTCAGGTAACTATCTTAGGTTCAGGGAAGACTGGGATCAAGTCTTTGAGGAAGGCGTAGAAGTTCTTGATGATGGAAAAGAGAAGGCCAAGAAGGAACCAACAGAGAAAGTAAAGGAGCAGAGCAAGTGTCCTAAGTGTTCAGCTCTGTGGCCTATTGGGTCGGATACTTGCTACAACTGTGGTCACGTTAAAGAGAAGAAGAACAAGGTGTTCTCGCTCGATGGCGAGATGGTTGAGTTGACTGGAAACATTTCCAAAGACAGTAAGCAGGAGTTCTGGAGTCAGATGGTCTGGTATATGCGTGTCCAGGGGTGGTCTAAAGGTCGGGCGGCTAACACATACAAAGATAAGTATGGGGTCTGGCCTCGCGGGTTGCGGGACGATACTCCTGCGCTACCGTCTGATGATACGAGAAAGTTTATAGATAAAAAGTTAAAGCAATTCTTGCGTAGCGTGGGGAGAAGATAAAAATGAGCCTGAAAAGATTATATAAATTTGCCAAAGAGGCTGGTCTTACAAAGACAGAAGGAAAATACGGCGGTTGGATAGCTACAGACGAGGAGCTACTACGTTTAATACAGATTTCAAATCAAGCCTACAAAGTAGCGATGGAACAAAGTCACAACGAAAAGATGCAGAAAGTTAATGAACATTTCAAAAGTTTTGGTGAGCATTGTTACAAGGAAGGCATGGAAGCCGCCAATAATTTGGAGAAAAAATAATGGACTTCATTCAATTTGCTCGCAGTCATGGCATTCTGATCGACAATCTGCCGCCGCTCGGTGTGTGGAAACGGTTTCCAACTGATGATCATCCTCGCTCACGCAATGGCGCGGTGAAGTACATGGGGGATGTGGGTTTTGTTCAGAACCATGCGACAAGTACCGTCGTATCTATATGGAAGCCTGACTCTCGCAATGCGCCGGTAGATCGTTCGTCTGCTCTTATATCAATCAAGCGGGCAGAGGATGAGCAGAAGAAGAAGCAGCATACAGCCATGCAAAGGGCGGTAGGAATGCTTAACGGTAGTGGCATGAGTACGCATCCATATTTGGAAGCAAAGGGCTTTCCTGACGAGCAGGGCAACGTGTTGTGGGTAGAGGGTAAGCCTGTTCTTCTGATCCCAATGAGGGTGGGGGGTAACTTGGTCGGCTTGCAGCAGATCGACGAGGACGGCGGGAAGAAGTTTTTGTACGGGCAACGCACCAGTAATGCAGTGTTCACGTTCGATAACAAGGGCATGAATGTACTGTGTGAGGGCTATGCTACTGCTCTGTCTGTTCGTCTGGCCTTCAAACAAATGAAGCAGCGATACACGCTGCACGTTTGTTTCAGCGCGGGGAACATGGCGAAGGTGGCGGCGGGGCTGGAGGCTGGGCTTCTGATCGCAGACAACGACGCGAGCGGTACAGGTCAGCGCGTGGCGGAAGAAAGCGGCTGGAAATACTGGCTGTCTGATCGTGTCGGCGAGGACGCTAACGACTTTCATCAACGGCTTGGACTGTTTCAGTTTACGCAAAGCCTGACTCGGTCAATGCAAAATGTCGGTGCGGTTAGGCATACCTAACATTAGTGCGCCGTTGGTAAGGGGCGCGATAGCACTAAGTGATTGCATGATCTCTATTCCTAGATTCAGGCATCTCTCACCCTCTCCCGACCAGTCACTAACTACCCGCACGTTCCCATCCTCATCTTCTAATATGTGGATGGAAAACGTGGCGGGGTGGTTATTCATACTATCTTTCATCAATAAACCGTTGGAACCTGATTACATTAGCATTTTTCTGGCAATTATTGATTAGTTTAATAATTCCTTTACGGGTTAGTGGCTGCCCTCTTGACCCTTTAATCCATGTAAATTTTTGTCTGTGCGCGTTTACGCTATCGTCATAAACGGTATATGTAACGCTATAAGCAAATTTTTTTCTCACCGTCTGATCTCCTATATAGATTGTGCCCACACCATTTGCCCGACTAACATATCGGACATGTTTTTAATTTCCTCTTGTATCCATTCGTCTGAATACCCCTCAAACGGTTCCCATGCGGTAAGGTCGTCAACGTCTGCGTAATAGTGCATTAATGCAATTGCGTGTGCGCGCTCTTTGATTTCGGCTAATGTTTTCATCGTCTGATCTCCTATGCGTGACTGATAAGTTCGTCGGGCACTTCTACTTGGTCACCTAGTTTGCTTGCTACATAGCAGCGCATCGCTGCTTCAAGCGGGGTTTTACCTGTGGCGGTAATTTGCTGAGTATCAAAATCACGCGCTTGCCAACCCTCGGCAGCGTCATAATCTAATCCTATAATTTCGCTCTCAATAATTGCTCCGCCTTGTTCCCAATCGGTTGACGGGTTAAATGTGCCGCCCTGCATATCTGATATTGCATCAACTCCCTCAAGCGTTCCATCCCAATCTTCGCACCCGCCGAATTCGCACTTAGCAACTGCCCAATCAAGTGCTGCGCCTGTAAGTTCGTTTGTTTTCATCGTCTGATCTCCTATCGGATACGTTCGTAAACAGCGATGCAGCTAATCACATCGTCGTGGTCTAAAGCCTGTTCTTCTGCATGGCTAGCATCTTCAGCATCGCAATGAAAACTCCAGCGTCCCATTTCATCTGTGTTTTCTTGCACAATAACTATGTATTCGTTCATCGTCTGATCTCCTATTAATATGAATCAAATAAATCTGACAAAATTTCATACAGTTGATTTGCTTGTAATCCTGTTATGACAAGCAAGTCTGCCCAAGTAAGTTTTCCTTCGATAAAACTTTCGCGTATTTGTTGGTTGGTCATCGTCTGATCTCCTAGTAAACAACTGAGTAAATAAAACCTGCGTCTGACTTGTATATCTCGCGCAAAACATCTGATCTTTCCGCAACTACAAGCCTGAATTTTTTTGGTATCGTGATTAACCGTCTGATAACCTGCTCGGCGTGTCGTTTGCTCTTTGCGTGTCCTACTATTTCTCTGCCATTAAATATAGGGTGCATCGTCTGATCTCCTTATTGTTGGCACTCTGCACAAACCGCTCGCATTTCGGGGTTCTCTCGTACCCATCTGAGCGCGGCGGCTTTTGTATCAAATCGTTTCCAGTTGAAATAACCGCCTTGTCCATCTGCGACCATCTCAAAACATTTAATCCATCCGTACTCGTTAAATATAAGTTTCACCGTCTGATCTCCTGTTGTAATAGGTTACATTAAAACTGTCTATTGCATTGTCAAGCCTGACTCAGTTAATTGTCAAGCGTTTTAAAGCGTCTGATCTCCTGTTGCTTTTGCTATCGCTGCGCGTGCTGCTTGCAGGGTTTCGGTGTCGCTGTAATCGTCGATTGAACCATCAACGAAGTATTCAATCATTCCTTTCAGGGCTGCCAGTAGATCGGGCGCGGCTGCCATTAATCGGGCGTTGGCGGTGGTTTCGGCTAGGTAGTCATTACCTACGCCGTCATCAAAAGCGCATACCTGCGCGATCAGTTCACCTTGTGCGTCTTTTATGCTGCGGATATATTCATGCGAATAACTGTGCGCGGTTTTCCATGGGGCTATAGAATGATTCAGCATTGTGCGGCTCCTATTAAACGTCGTATCGGTGGTGGATAATTACAATAAACTCATTGTCTGAATAACTTTTCTTTTGGACTGTAACAGTGTGGCAAAAGTAAGCACCCGCTCGGTGTGTGTCGCAGTAATACAAGTTTAAAAATTCGGTTTCAACGTCCTCAATGGTGGCTGAATCATTATCACTTGCGACCAGTAGATATTCGTCGCTCCCGTCTATTCCGTCGTCAATAACTCCAATTGTCTTTACTGTGTAGGTTGTATCATTGGCGGTTTGCATAATCAGGCTCCTATTAAAACAGCGTCATGGTGGTGTCAACCTGCGGGTTTGCGGATTGAATTGTCAGCGTGAAATAGTCGGCGGCGGTCGTATCTTCCGGCGGTTTTTCTATTGGTTCAAATTGTCCGGCTTCGCCGTTCCAGAAAAAATCAGGGTCGGCGGTCACTTTTAATTGCTTCGCGGCGGCGAGGGCATCGGCGGCGGTGGGCTTATCAGCGCAAATTGGTTGCTCCTGATATATCACGCGCCATAATCCTTGCGAAGTGGAAAGATAGCAGCGCGGGGGCTTAATTGGTCGCATTGTCTAATTCCTTGTTAGTAAAATACAGGCGGCAGGTGTAGCAGTCGGCGTGTAATCCGCTTACCTCGTCAACTGCGAATTGTGTTTCCTGCCTGCCATAATGCGCGTCTGTAAAATCAAGCGTGGCATCTGGCAACTTCCAGTAGTCACGCATGAAAGCGTCGAGGTCGGCGGCTTCGCGGTCATCCAGTCCAGAATAGTCGTCATTGAAAAGCGCGGGTAAGTAGTGCGCGGCAAGTGTCAGTTCGTAATAGTCGTTAAGTAGTGGCATGGTCTAGGCTCCTAATAAGTGGGCAAATTCTTTGGGCTTATTTTCTTTCAGTTGAATTTCATAACCGAGGGCGCGGATTGTTTCCAGCGCGTGCGCGGTTATGGTCTTAGTTCCTGCCAGCTTTGCCAGTAATTGCGATTGCGTGCAAACTGGATATATTGTTTGCAGCCCATAATTTTTGTCGATGCGTATAGTTATTTTCATTTTATTAACTCCTGTTATGCGCGGATAAGGTATTCAACGCCATCAAAATCAACAGAGTAATAATCCTGCTCGGCTTCTTTTGCGGCGGCTTCAAAGTCGATAGTGATATGCCTATAAGGCCAGTCTCCGCTCGTTAGTTCTTTTGGCAGGTCGTAGCAGTCATCTATCAATTCTGTGATGTACTGGACGAAATAAGAGGCGCGGATTAGTTGCTCGCCATGTATCCAATCTGGCGAGGATTCAGCCTCGGCGGCAAGCTCTCGCAAAGCGTCAAGCTCGCGGCCTTTATCTTCGTCGAAAGCAATCATCTCGGCCTCGGTTATCTCTCCATCCGATAACTGCTGGACTAAATCAGATTGCTCATTCTCTAATTCTTCGATGCGAGCTATAACGTCGCGGCTGTCAATTACTTCATTAGTGTTGTCGAGTGTAGTGGTAAGCATTGTGTAATCTCCTTAGATTGATAAAAGCAAAAACAAAAAAAACCAAAGAATAAAAAAGCCAGTAATACCGGCGAGGATTTCATTAATCATTAGTTGCTCGCTTTCTTTTTTAAATTAATAATTATGTTGTCAATCATCCAACCAAAATCAGAATACAAAGCACCATGCGATGGGTCATTTAATGCAATTTCAATTTCAGCAATTGCATTGATCAATAAATTACGTTCGCGCATTAACGCTAAAAACTCGTTAGATTCGCGGTCTAGTAGTTTGCTTGCCATTGGTTCACTCTCCTAAGTGGGTGATTATCGAGTAATAATCCGCTAGCCAACTCGTCAGAATCGGCTAGTAGGTAGCACTCAAGCGGCGGCGGTGTTAAGTTCTGCGAGGGCGATTTCATCCCAATTTGCCAGCACTCCTAACGAATCAGCTTCAACGTCATAAGCCCAGGCTGTAGCGGCTTCGTCGTCGTCATCAAAGACAGCGCAGGCTTCATAATATCCGCCAAAATCGTGCGCGAATCGTTTGACAGTTATATATCCGTTTTCCGGCTCTGGATAATGGCGGGTAATTTGCTCGGCGAAAATAGCGGCTTCGCGGCGTTGCGCTGTAACATAACTTCCGGTTGGCTCGTTAGCGGTGCAATCTTCATTGCATGGTACGGTGCCAATGGTTAAATAATCTCTCATGCTGTGATCTCCTGTTAGTGCGTCACAGGCTGCAACGCATGGATTGAATGTTAGCGCAACCATGCAATATGTCAAGTGGATTTATATATTGTATGTTATAATCAATAGTTATGTTTTAATAGGCTTAGACTATTAATTCCGCAAGTGTTCCTGTATATTCTGGGCAATTCGGCGCGGCGCGCGCGGCAGCTAAATCGGTGCGATATGAAAACAATCACAAGGAAGCAAGCTAGGGAAGCTATACAGACCAAAGGGCTTGAAGGTGCTATGCACTTAGGTAAATCCGGCCTTACTGCCAAACAGAAGAAATATGCTGAAGGGCTGATACTCGACGGGCTTTCTGGTGCTGACAGCTACCGGCAGGCGTATAAATCAAAGGGTAAACCAAAGACAGTTGGAAACGCTGCCAGCTTGCTAAAACAGCACTCTGGAATACAACTGGAAATGCAAAGGCTGGAACTACACAAACAAAGGGCTGCATCATATTCTGTCGATTCAATCAAGGCTTTAATCGTTTCAACGCTAACCGACATAGCTACAAACTCAGATCGTGACGCTGTAAGGGTTAGCGCGGTGAAAACCCTCGGAGTAATTTCAGGCGTCGATATGTTCAGGGAAACGAAACGCATCGAGACGGTAAAAGACAGCGACCAGATCAAAGACCAGATAATGCAGCAACTTAAAACAATGATGCTATCAACGGATGACGCGCAGGAAGTTGATGCAATATCAGATATGCAGGGCGGCACATTTAACCCGTCAACCGATTGGGAACAAGGCGGAG